TATAACCTTATCAGAAAAACAAAGATGGGTCAGTACGACACAAGAACTATCTACCAAGCATTTATGGATGCAAGCGATTACATAAAAGAAATCAAGTCAATTCCAGAGTGCAAGGGCGCTGCTGAAGGTGGGCTTGATATGGCTTTTGCTTATCGCAAAGACCCTGACGCGTTGCAATTAGTTATCCCAATGGAGTTTTTGCAGCACGCCGCACAACAAAAAGGTTTAGAGTTCCAAATTCCTTGCGAACAAAGAATCGGCGGAGTGGTTGTATATTTACCGCTTTCAGTTGTGTTTATGGAAGGTGTTTAAGTCTTTGCTTTACGCTTTTTCGTCAACTCGGAAGGCTGCCGTTTGAGGTGTAAGCAATGTTAAGGCGAGCGGGGGGTGCCTAGAAATGCCCCCGACCAATTAACCAACAAGACGGAGAAAATTATGTCTGATACAAAAAAGAAAAAAGCTGCAAGATATTTAATCGAAAATAAGATTGGTACTATGTATGGAACCCAAGTTTATATTGGGGAAAAGTTAGAACGTAAATTAAAAACGATTCTTCTTTATAACGGTTATAATTCAGTGCCTTCACATATTTGGGATGAAGTTCAAAAAAATCCAGTTGTGAAAGCATACGTTGATACTCAAAAAATCAGTATCACGAAAAAAGATTTGCCAGACCTTACGGCTGAAGAAGCTAAAAGCGTGGTAAATGGAATAACTGATTTAAGGTACCTAAACATTATTGAGGCCCGCGAGGAGCGAGCGTCTGTAATATCAGCAGTGAATAAACGAATAGCCTTTGTTAAAAATGGCGGAATAAAAGGATAATTAAATGCCTTACTACGGTCAATTTATAGCGTTGTTTAAAGAGTTTATTAGCCTAGAAGAAGCCTATGTTAATTTGTGGCTTGATGTATGTATTTCGCAAGTTGACGAAAAGGCATTTGGTAGGCAATACGCTATAGCCGTCTACTACCTCACAGCACACCGTTTATCAGTTCATAAAAACTTGGGTGATAATGGCGGCATTGACCGTGGTTTAATTACTTCCGAAAGCATTGGCGACTTATCTGTCAGCTATGGCCAACCAAATACTTCTGGCGGTGAGGGTGATGTTAATTATAACCAAACCGCTTACGGTCGGGAGTTTTTGGCTATTAGAAAAATGCAGGTAATTAACTATATTGCAGCGGGTAGAAGATGAGTGTGAAAATCACCGAAAAAACTAGGGGTGATCTTTACGAGCGGCTTAAGTCCGAACTCAAAGCAATGGAAAAACTTGAAGCTGTTGCTGGTATACTTGCAAAAGATGGAGCCGTTACAAAAAAAGATAGTGACGGAAAAAAATCGAAATACAAAGTAATAGACGTTGGCGTTGTGCATGAGTTTGGTTATCCAGAAGGTAATATACCAGAGAGAAGTTTCGTTAGGTCGGCAGAAAAAGCAGCGTCCGGAGAGTTAAGCCGCCTCACAGAAGACCTTTTACTTGATGTAATAAAAGGTGACTTGACTGCTGAAGAAGCTTTAGGGGTGCTAGGGGAAGAAGCAAGAAACGCCATTCTAATGCAGTTTAGTAGCCGCGGTCGTGGCACTTGGGATGCTTTGAAACATCGCTCTGGTATGCCACTACAAGACACCGGACAACTAATGCAATCCATTCACTCTCAGGTAAGGCGTAAAAAATGATCAGTGCAGCACTCATAGAAAAATATGGAAAAACTATCTACATTGACCGAACTGAACCTGGGAAATTTGTCGATGGTTTTTGGGTTGATGGTGAAGTGTTTTCTGCACCTATTACAGCAGTATGCCAACCCCTGTCTGGGCGTGAGCTTGAAGCATTGCCAGAACTTGAGAACGTCAAAAAAACCAGAAAGTTTTATTTTATAAATGATGTTAATTACCACCTAGGTCGTGATCCTATAGACGGTGATGTTGTAATTGAAGACGGCGAAAAATATAAAATTCAAGGCGTTGAAAAACATACCCACCCCAGAAATGAAGTCCTTCCCCATACTAAGGCCGTTGGTATTATGTTTTCAGAAGCGGGGGATTGCTAATGGAAAGCAAATATTTAGTTTTTATAAAATGGCTAAAAGAAGAAACAGGTTTAGAAGTTGTTTGGGAATATCAAAACGCACCGAGGCCACAAAGCAACTATATTTCCTTGCACGTGCGCGGGCGCGAGTATGTAGGTATGCATCACGAAACCTACGACTCAACACTAGGTAAAGCCGGCCTTGGATATAACAGTGTTATAAATTTACAGGTTCGCTGTAAAAATGATTATTCTGGAAGTATAATGGAAAAGGTAAAGCTATCGCTGCGCAAAGAGTCCGTCCAAGATTTATTGTATGGCGAAAGTTTTGCTTGTTCATATGCAGGCGGTGTTCTCAATCAACCGATCGAAAGAAACGGGGTTTGGGAGCATCAAACTATATTAGAAATTTTCTTTAACTCGACGGCGGAAACTTTAGACAGAACGTCTATAATTGAAACCGTGGAAATAGAAGCAGAGGTTTAAAAAATGAGTTTACCAATTAGCTCGATTGCAGATGTGACGATTACCCGCACGCCTGCGCCAATAAGCCAAGCGGCTTTTGGAATCCCTCTTTTACTTGATGAACACGATAAGTTTTCAGAGAGAACAAAAGACATATTCCAACCTTCAGATTTACTTGCACTAGGTTTTGAAACGACTGATGTTTTGTATGAAAAAGTTTTGGCTCTTTTCGCGCAAGATACAAAAGTTGAAAAAGCAGTAATAGGCCGTAAAGATGCGGGCGAAACAATTACAGCAGCATTAGACGCTATACAAGATTATAATGGTGGCTGGTATGCGCTTGTCACAACATTCACAACAGACGAAGACATTTTGGAAGTTGCTGGTTGGACTGAATCATCACCAAACGAGAAGTATTACAGCTTTCAATCTGACAGTGTTGACAGCCAAGCTGGTAGCATAGGTATTGATTTTGTGCTTACTGGTTCCCCTCCTGGGTCTCTTATTCCAGCTGTTTGTGATGTAAGCGACTGGGTGAGAAACCCCGTAAATTTTGGCTACGATTCTAATTCAGAAATTATAAATTCTCCAGACAGTTTATGTTTTCGTGGCACTGATAGCACCCATCAATATTTTGTGGTGAACAATGACTCAGATATTTGGTACGTATATCAGTTTGATTTGTCTACAACTGTAGGCGTTGGTTCCTCACCTACAGACCAGTTAAACCTTCAGCTTACTGTGGGCGGAAACCAAATTTATGATGGCAAAAAAGCACCTACAAGCGGTTCAAATTTTACAGGCTATGATTGTAATGTTACGGTAGTTCCAGAAGTCTCGAATGTTTTTTCTTCGTTAAAAGCGCTTAACTACGATAGGTCATTACCTAACTTTGCTTTAGAGGGTCACCTTGACGCTGGTATTGTTGGGCTTATGTCGCCAATCGTTCCGGGAGCAGCTACAGCGAAATTTAAAACTGTTAAAGGCGTTCCGGTTTCAGCACTGACGAGACAGCAATATGCAGCACTGGACGCTTTAAACTGTAATTACTTTACAAATGTCACAGGCACAGATTTATATGCTGAAGGCACAGTAAGCTCGGGTGAGTTCCTTGATGTTATCATTGGCATTGATTGGATTAAGTACACTGTCAGCTTTAACGTGTTTTCTGTATTGGCTAGGGCTCCTAAAATTCCTTACACGGATAAAGGCGCAAGCATAATCCAAAGCGAAGTTTCGGCTGTTCTTAACCAAGCTATTGAGCGTGGTATTTTAAGAGAAGACCCAGCTCCAGTTGTAACGGTTCCGGCTGTTGCTGATGTAGCTGCTTCAGACAGGCAGGCAAGGCATTTACCTGATGTTAGGTTTACAGGTGAACTAGCAGGCGCTATTCACAAGACAACAATTAACGGCTCAGTTTCTGTGTAGGAGTAACAAATGGCTTTAAAAACATACGACCCAGCTCAAATTTCAATCATTGTTGGAGGCGCGATTATGTCGGGCTTTGCCGATGGTGAATTTGTGACTACCGAAAGGAATGAGGACGCCTTTACTATCGCAACTGGTGCTGATGGTGAAGTCTCAAGGGTAAAATCAAATAACAAAAGTGGTAGGATTACCATAACGCTACAGCAAACGGCTGACAGTAATCTTATTTTATCGGGCTTCGCGCAAGCTGATGAGCTAAGAAATGCCGGTGTTGTTCCTGTCTTGATTAAAGACTTAAAAGGCGCGACGCTTGTGACAGCAGCAAGAGCATGGGTTGCAAAAGCACCTGCGACACCTTATGCTAAAGATGTTCAAAATAGAACATGGATTTTAGAAACTGATGAGTTAGTTCAAGTCATCGGCGGCAATACACAGTAAAAAAATAATACATGGAGAAGATTAAATGTATAAAACAAACACGGTAACAATCGGCGATCATAAGTATGAAATGAGCGATTGGTCTGTATTTAAAACCATGAAGTATCAGCTAACCGTCTTAAACAAGGTTGAGAAAGCTCTGCCAAGTTTGGTTAATGGTACCTCAGGAGATCCAACAGGGGAAGAAATTAGTCGAGCTGTTTCTTCAGTAATCGGACACCTAGATGAACACGCTTTGGAAAGTTTTTTAAAAGATATTTTTGAAGGTGTTTCGAGAGTTGGAGTTGGGCCAGTTGATATTGCTACCATGTTTGCTGGAGGGTCTACCCTTTCAATGTATAAGCTAGTGTATCAAGTTTTTAAATGGCAATACCGCGATTTTTTTTCCGCACTCCAAGGCGACAAAAATATCCTCAACAAGCTGATGAGCAAAGTGGTCAAATAGACTATGGTTCTGTAGATTGGCGAGTGTGGAGGGTGGTTCTTGCAAAAGTTGCTACCCTGCATGAGATACAAACGCACTGGAGTATGTCTGATTTATTGGACGCTAACGAAGCGCTTGATGTAAGATCAGAACAAGAAAGATTTGAGAACGAACAAATAAATAAGCCTGGAGCGTAAAAATGAAATTAAGAGAATTACTATTCGGCATTGGGTTTGAGGTTGATGATAAACAATTAAAAAAAGCTGAAGGTACACTCACTAATTTCAAAGGCTTTGTTACTAAAATAGGCGCAGTTGTTGCTGGTGCTTCTGCGGCTATTTCTGGTATGGCTTATATTACAGGCGGACTTGCTACAGAATTATATAACACCTCTAGCGGGCTGGCCCTTACCACTGAAGAACTTCAGAAATTACAATATGCAGGAAACAAGGCAGGCGTTTCAACCGATGAAATGAGTAGCGCACTTGAGTCTCTAAATAGCTCGGCGTGGGCTATGATGGAAGGCAACCAAAGCGCAATCACTTCTTTTGGGAGGTTTGGCGTTACTGTTGTCGATACAAACGGAAAAATGAAGGACACAGACCAGCTTCTTTATGAACTATCCGACAGCTTTAAAAAAATGCCAGACGGCCCAAGGAAAGCAGCCTTAGCAACTGAAATTTTCGGTTCCTCTGGTCGTAAAATGTACCGAATGTTGAACCAAGGTTCTGGCACTATAAAACAAGCAGGCCAACAATTAAAAGATTTTGGCGGGATTATGTCTAAAGAAGGCATAAAAAATGGCTTGGAATTTACGGATTCTTTGAAAAGTTTATGGGCGCTTGTTAAAGCAGTATATTCTCAAATAGCTCAAAAACTTTTGCCTGTTGTAACCAATGCGATTAATTCATTTATGGATTGGGTAATCGTAAATCAAGAATTGCTTTTAAGTGGCTTAGATCAATTTTTTGAAGTCCTAATTCATCTTATCAAGACAACCTGGAGTTGGGTAAGCAAGATACTTTCTGTTTTTGGGTTGTTGATTAAAGCGGTTGTAAAGAC